GAAATTGAAGTCGACGGCGGCGCACCGGCAAGCGCGATAATCACGTTTACGTCGCCGGGAATTTTTGTGAAATAGCTTTGACCGGACGAAGTGACGCCGTATTCGACTTCTATTTCATCACCAATAAAATCAGCATACGCTGCATGTGTAAACTGAAAAGCAGGGACAGTCGTCCCGCCGTGCGCGTAAGAGATCGCGGCGACCGAAATCGACGGGACAGTCAAGTCTGCGATCGTAATCGACGGAATTGTCGGCGGAACCGAAAGGTCGACGGCCGTTGTTTCGTCCCATGCCTGCTGATCTGGGTCCACTTCGACCGCAATAATTTCAGTTGTCCCCTTGTCCGATCGCGTGATCTTGTCGACTTCAAACAGCTTGCCCGCCCCAAATCCCCTTAGCGGGCTGGATCGCGTGAACCAATCGCCCGGCCTCAGGTCGCGCACTGTACTGGACAGGAACGCTTCCCGTAGTTCGGCGATCCGGCGCGAATAGGCGAGTTCGAGAAGCGCCAGGCGTTGCGCCCGCTCGCCGTCGATTTCGAAATCATAGTTGCGAGTGTCTGAAATGACGTCGCCGTCTTCGTCTATATAGGTCGCGTTAGACACTGTCGGATAATCGGTCGATTTATAGTCGTTCAGCTTGCTATAAAAACGGCCTTCAATCGTGTTTGCCATGTCATCTATGCGGCCCGCCGGATCATATTGGGTCGTCGCCGAGTTGATCAGGTCGCCGTCGGTCAACGTAATGATTGACGCTTGCGTCCTGACAGGTCGAAAAACGATCCGCCCGCCCTGGTCGATCGCTCGCGCGGCCATCGCTAACGCCAGGCGTTCAAGATTTTCTTTATGGTCGTCAGCTGCGGAAAGCATTCCATGCGCTTCGTATCGCTTATGTGTCCCGCCGGCTTTTAGTGTGACGTTCTCTTCGCATAGATCCGCCAAGTCCTCATATTCTGAATATGGCATAACGTCGGCCGCTTCACCGACGCCGAACCAATAAATTTCCGACAGGGGTTCGGTCGAAGGCATCATTCGGACGCCCTGGCGATAGTGATCAGCGATCACCATCGGATTTACCGAATATTCCCATGTCGACGGCGTCAGAAGCCGGTGCGTTCCAGATCCGCCTGCCGTTGTATCTTTGCGGCGGTCATAAAATTTTGCCCCCTTCCCGCCGAATTTATAGTCATAGCTTTGCGGATTGTCGCTGTCCCATAGATGTTCGATCACGACATAGGCGACACCGCGAAGCCTGTGGTTTGACGTCCATTGCGTTTCCACGCTGTCAAGAAAGGTGTCGACGGTCTGGTTCCAGGCGCCCTTATGAAGCGTTATCCAGGCGCGAGTGCCGCCGCTGTTTAGTGCTGTAATCGCGGTTCGGACGCCGTCGGCGAGCGGGCTTGTGATCATCGCTTGCCCGTTAATCCAAACCTTATTCAGTTCGGTGATCTCGCAATCGGCGATCGCGAAAACACGCATCCAGTTCTTTTTCTGTTGCTGATTGGTGAAATGGGCGACGAATGTCCCTTCAGTCACGAACTCGCCGATCGCCAGCATACGCGGCGAAGGGTCATCCGTCGTCGGGGCTGAAGGCGTCGCCGACCCCTTCTTCGTTTCCTTCGTTCGCCAGATTAGCGCGACGTCTTCAAGCCTCTTCGTCAGATCAAAACCGACATCAGCTGGAAATGCGACCTTCTGATTTTCAGCGCTTCGCGTCTGCATACGTCGTTCAAGATAGATCAGCGACCCGCTTTCGATTTCCATTTCGATGCGCGGCGCCTTGCCGACAGCTGTCTGGTCGGAAAGGCGCCTAATGCGACCGTATGTGTCGGAAATAACGTCGCCGGTGTCGGGGTCGCTAGTGTAGTGAATGTTGCGAATGCGTATCTGACGACGGCGCCATTTCGCGTCCAGTAGGTCGGCGAGAATGTCGCCGTCGTCTAGCGCGCGTGAACTGTCGAAAAGAAGCTTTGTTGTCTCCGGCTTCAGGTTCGCTTCGCGCTTCAGCTTGTCCGGCGGCGCGAAGCGGTCGCCGAGACCGGTAAACGTATCACCGCCGACGACGACGTTTCCGAAATCGTTCCAAAAACGAACCGTTCCAGTGTCAAGAAAGACTTCGACAAACCACCGCGACTTGATCCCTGTCATCGGATGACCTGCCGAGCCGTGAAGCTGACGCCGCGCCGACGGCTGCGTTCTGTCCACTTGACGCTTCCGTCAATCCTGAACTCGCCAAGCGCTTCAATGCGGCGCGGCGTCGTCGTCGTGGCATGTGGATATTGTGGTTCTGGCCAGACGTCTAATATGATAGTTCCCGCTGCCGGCGTCGCGTCGGCTCGCACAGTGCCGATATAGTAGCCATTGTCGGCGGTCCTATAGCTGACCATATCCCCGACTTTCGCGGTTCCGGTTCCGGCGCCCGTGATCGATATTTGGCGCGTCCCGACATTTATCGAAGGCACCGCAAGCCCGGCGTCGCTGACGATCAGCGGATCGCCTGGCTTCTGGCGGAAAAAGCGCGGCATTGTGAACGTGAAATCAGCGCCGTCGCGTTCAGCCAGGAAGACCGACCATTCGTCGAAATCGGATCGCGAACGGAAATCGGCTTCGATGTCGACTTCCCAATAGGACCGACCTAATTCCAGAACGTCAGAAGCGCCCGCCAGGGTTTCGGGCGCCGACTGTTGAACGGCTGGCATCCATTCAGCCTTAATTATACCCCGGCAAGGAAGAAGCGCACCAGCCGCCATGTTTACACCTTCTGCATTCTGGCGGACTGATTAGCCTCGCAAGTCGCTAACGCCGGTGCCGAGCGACCGTCTGCACGCGGTTTCTGCGAACTGCTGACATGACTGTTTCTTCGATGTCGGCGTCGCGTCGGTTCAGGCTTTCCTGAAGGGCGGCGAGCGTTTCGGCCGTGCCGATGTCGCCTTGAACGACAAGCTGGGTCGACCCAATACTGACCGATGAAATACCCCGGCTTGCGCCGATCATGTTTTCGACGTTCGCCCCGGCATTGATCGCGGCGAGAATACCCCTGTTCGCCGCCGTGCCTGACGCCGTGATCACGCTCTCCCCGCGAGACAGGTTCGCCGCTATGCTGTCGCTCCGGCCCGTGCCGGGTCCGCGAATGTCGACGCCGCCGTCGGCGAAGTTCGCCGCCGTGCTGGCGATAGTCGCGACGACGCCAGCCCCTAGCGCGGCGACAGTCGCCCCCGCCGCAATGTTCGCCGGGAAGGGAAGCGACAGGGCGCGCGCGACGCCGGTCTGAATTGCGATGATCGCGGAGGCAATCGACGCGGCCTTCTCGATTGCAAACAGGGCTTTGTATATGCCGGACTGCTCGCCCGCGAAGGTCTTCGCCAAGCCCGCCAAGCCGCCGAAGAGCTGCTCTCCCGCCGCGAGCTGCATTTGCATTGACGTAGCGCGGATTTCCGCGAGTTGATCTTCGGTCGCCTGTTCAAGTTCGAGCCTCCTGATCGCGTATTCTTCGCGCGTGATCGCCTCTTCTTCGAGCCCCTCCTTCAGCGCTTCGAGCTTCGCTTCGCCAGCCGCGCGAACGCGCTCCGCTTCGCTGTCTGAATATTCGCCCTCGCCGAGTAGCTGCGCCCGAATGTCGGCCACGGTCGCGGCCTGCTCTTCTTCAAGAAGGCGGATCGCTTCGGATTTCCGGGCGGCGTCCTTGATTTCGTTTTCGATCGCCTCGCGGCGGGCTTCATATTCGCGCTCGATAATTCCAATCGTAAAGCCTGCCAGCTCGTCGCGCCGGTCCATAAGATCGGAGATTATGTCTTGTTCCGACTTCGCCTGATCCGCCTTAATTTTGCTCTTCTCGACCTCGCGGTCGACGAAGGCGTCGAAGTCCTTGTCGTCAGCCTCGCGAATATCCGCGAGCTGGCTCGAATACAGGTCGTTTGCCTTCGTGCGAAGAGCCGCCTTCGCAGCCTCCGATCCGCCCGCCTTGTCGATTGCCGCGAGCTGCTCTTCGAGAACGCGCGCGATCTGCTCTCGCTGGCTTTCGAACTGGCCACGATATGCGCTCTTTAGATCGTCTATCGCCTTCACGGCGTCCTTGTCAGCTTCCCCTCCGCCGCCCCCGCCGGTCGACGTCGACTTCGGCTTGAACGCGCTGTCAGGCGCGTCAAGAAGTCGGCCCCGCTGTTCAGTCGCGCGAGCTAGTGCGGCCTGAAGTTCCTTCGTCAGTTCGATCTCTTCGGCGATCCGCCCGTTTGCTCGTGCCGCATTCTCCGCGCCGCCGAACGCCTTTACAGGCGAGTTCGCGAGAGCCGCAAGCTCTTCCATTTTGTCGGCTGATTTGGACAGCTCCGCGTTTAGCTCTATGATCCGGACGGTCGCCACGTCAATCGCGCCCTGGCGCGCGGCCTTGCCGGTCGCCTCCATCTCTTCGCGTATCTTGCGATACTTTTCGGGGATCGGGTCAAGGGCGTCGAGAACGTCGACGGCCCCGTCTTTTATCGCGCCGAACGGGGCCGGAAGGAGCGCGTCGATTGCGTCCATTTCTTCGCCGATGGCGGCGAGCTTCGAGCGCGTTCGTTCGAGCGGTGTTTCGGTCTTGCCTGCCTGAATTGCCATGTAGGCAAGCGCGCCAGCGGCGGCGGCGACGCCGATGATCAGACCGACAGGGCCGAACATGAAGGCGGACGCGGCGCGTAGGATCGACATAGCGCGAGCGGTCGCGGTCGCGCCGACTGCGATTGAGTTCAGGCCGTTGACGATAGAGAGCGCGGCTTGTGCGCCGAGCGCGCCAGTGAGCGCCGCCCCGGCGACGATCAGCGCTTCGCCGAAGCCTTCGACGTCGTCAGCGATAAAGTTGATCGCGTCGCCCATCGTCTTCGAAATCCCGGCGACCTGGCCACTTTCGTTCAGGTATTCCCCGACCTTCACCTTCAGGCGGTCGAAGGCGAGAACGGTCGCGTCGGAAGCGCGCGGGATCGTGACGGCGAAGGCTGCGTCAATGTCGGCGCCGCTCTTCAGGATTGCTTCGAAGACCTTCTTCCCGGTCAATTCGCCCGCCGCGCCCATGCCTTTCAGCTTGTCGGATGTGACGCCGAGACCCTTCGCGATACCTTCAAACAGAAGTGGCGCGTTCTCGCGTACGGAACGCAGTTCGTCGCCGCCCAGGATACCGTTAAGCGCCTGACCCAGCTGCATGACACCTGCCGACTGTTCGCTTGCGGCGGCGCCGCCCGCCTCGAAGCTTCGGCTGACGATCTGCGTCGCCCTGGCGACATCTTCTTCGCTCGCCGCCATCTTGCCGGAAACGCGAAGCATCCGCGAATAAAGGTCGACATATGAAGAGATTTCAGCCCGGCTTTCGCGCGCCGCGTCCTGAATTTCGTTCAGCGACTTAGCCTGCACTCCGGAGATCTGCGACGATGACGCGAGCTTGTTGTTCAGGTCTGCCCATGCGTCAGTATATTTCACGACTTCGCGCGCGCCCGTGCCGAGCGCAATCGCGACAATGGCCCGGCGAACGTCTTTCGACATTTGGTTCGTCGAGTTCGTGATATTGCGGTTCATCTGCTGATAACGGCGCTCGACCTTATCGGCTGTCGTTTCTGTCAACCGCGCCTGACGACGCATCGCGCTTTCATAGCGCTTCATGTCGACGCGCAATTCGGTGATCAGAACTTCGATATCGTCAGCCATAGCGCGCGATCACCTCATCAAATTCATCATCAGTCGGCGCCGGCGTGGAACTGACACCTTGTGACCTTAGCCAGCCGTCAGTTGCGACGGCGTATTCCCACAATGAACAGGCGTTGACTTCCGAAGGCGTCAGACCTGCGGCGAGACCGGTTCCGAAATAGGCGGACCATCGAAGCTTGCCCCTGGGTAGGGGTTCGGCGCCAGCTGGTCCGCCGTCGGCTTTTCCGGCGGTGCATCTTCCAGGCCTTCAGGCGCACCGAAAAGCGCCGCCGATAGGATGACCTGGGCAAACAGAGCGTTCTGGCCTAACGGCTGATCGTCGACGTTATTGATCGTCAGCTTCAGCGCGTCGGTCACTGACGCCCCTCCGCCAATAAGACCCAGGCGGATCGTCTCGCGAACGTCATTGACGCGCCAGGAACCACCTTCAAGCCGTGAAAGGATGAAAGGCGGACCGGCGTCGCACTTCTCTTGAAGTTCGATCAGCTGTTTGATCTTCAGGGCGAAGGTGTGTTCACCATCGCCCCAGTTGATCGATATTTGCCCCGCGCGCGACACGCTTAGGCCTGCGCGGCTTCGGCGACGACGCCGTCCGAAACGAGCGTAATCGAAACGGTCGCTTTTTCCTTACGGTTGCCGCTGATCTCAAATTCGGTCAGGTGAAACGCGCCTGACAGGACATACGCGCCCGAAAGACCGTCAGCGATCACCGCTTGAACATTCTTATTCGCGGCGGCTTTGAGCCAGGTCAAATAGGGGCCGATGTCGGCGCGGTTCATGAGACCTTCGCCGCTGATCGTGTAGGAAATCGCGTCTTTCTCGCGTTCCGTCCAGGCGGGTGCGTCAGGATCGGCACAATCAGGCACAACGCTGTCGACGGTCGTCACTGACCCCTGAATAGACCGGGAAGAGTTGATCAGGCACGGGTGAGAGAATACTTCGGGATCGGCCCCGTCGCCGATCTTGACTAGAATTTTTGAACCGTTGAAGGTTTCGACTTGTGCCATTGTGTGAGCCTCGCGCGTTTATGGACAGGGTTAACCTGCAACGCTGAGTATGCGCTTTAGGCTGTCGCTTCGATTTCGGTTTCGAGTTCGATCACGCCGTGCCGAATGCCGTTTCGCGGGTCGCGCATATACCGTTCGCGATCCGGGAAGCATGAGACGCACCGGACATCCGTCGAGACAGCGAAGCCGTCTTCTGTTTCAAGCGCCGAGATCACCGCCGCGCCGATGTCCTTACACGACGCGAAGCCTTCCTCTTTCGTCCAGATGTGAACCGCCAGGCGGACAGTCCGCGCCGATAGAAACTGAACGGAAGCGTCGACGCCAGTATCTTCGCCGATCGTCAGATATGGGAAGGTCGCCGTCGGATCAGGACCGCCGAGAATGCGGGCGTCATGCGATCCCAGGACCGCCGTCACGCCTGCGTCAGCTTCGAGAAGCGCGCCGACAGCGTCCTGAAGGTCTGAAAGGCTTATCATGCTTCCTTGATCCCCTTACGCATTGCACGCGCCATGCGTGACTTAAAGCGCGGCCTGAGAATGCGATAGTTCACGAAGAAGAAAGGGTGCGCGGGCTGATCGACCGTTCCAAACTCGACATATCGGGCATAAAAGCCGGATGACGCCTTAACGCCCGCGACGACACGCCAGATCAGGCCCGCCGAATTGCGGTCGGGGTAATATTTGATCGTGTCTTCAAGTTCGCCGCTGTCGCGAGGCGCGTCACGAATAGCCGCGTCCCTCAAAACTATCGCGTTCCGCTTCGCTGCTTCCGTCATCCGGCGCCGGACCGATTTCGGCATTCTCGCCGCTCTCGCCTTCAGTCGGTCCATGCCCTTCGTTTGTGCTGATATCTCCATGATCTTCGTCACCATCCTTCTGGGCTAGTCTGTATCTGACGCCTTGCGCCGTCGCCTTCGTCGCGCACTCGCGCGTCACATTGTAAGACTTCCCCGCCGCATAATTGACCGATATTCGACGGTCGGCTTCAGGGGTAAAGCTGAAAGGCTTGTCAAAAATTATGAAAGGCATATCAGCCCCCTTCCGTCGGTGTGCCAGCGTCGGCGCTTATGATCACGTCAGCCCGGCCTGTTTGCCTGTCGACGTGGCGAAGATCGTATATGACGCCCGACCTGGCATTGATCGCCCGATCGGATGTCGTAAGGCTCGCGAGCGCTGCGCAATCGCGAACGGTGATCTTGAAGTCTGAGACGCCGCGAACCTTGTCGCCGATCACCTCTTCCTTGCCGATCTTGTCGGCTTCGATCTTCGCCGCAACAGTCGCGAGGGTTGACCAGGCGGCGGACGTCTTGACGTATCCGCCTGTCACCGCGCCCTTGCGTTCGAACCGCACCAGGTCGCGCGCCTCGCCGGCCCTCATGCCGTGAAGCCGATCTTATAATTTTCGAGAAGCGCCGAAACAGCGAACGGCATTTCCTTCAGGCTGACAGCTGTTGCCGCCTCGCGTTCTTTGAACCAATGTCCGACAAGAAGTGAAACCGCTTGTTTGATCGGCGCGGGGACGTCGGCGGCATCCGCGAAGCCGGTCGTGTAAACGATCGTCATGGCGTCGGACCGATCGGCGAAGCTTGGCCAGCTAACGCCCGTCTTAGGCGTCACGGCCCATCCGAAGCCGTCGGTGTGAATGCGAAAGTCGGACGGTGTGAGCGTCTGCGACGCTTCGTCAGTGTCGAGATATGAGATTGAAACGATTTCGGTCGGTTCGCCTGTCAGCCATACGCGGCCGAAATCAGGCCCGCCGCAAACATGTTGCCAGTCCTGCGAAATCAGAGCCCGGCCAAGCCAGCCCGAAGGCCCATCAATCAATGCGAGCGCCGCGGCGATATAAGCTTCGATCTCGCCGTCTTCGTCACTCCATGAAACGCGAAGATGTGACTTCACGTCAGCCAGCGCGACCGCGACGGCCGGCGAGACTTCCGGAACGACTTTCACAACGGGTCGAAGTGTTCGCATCTTATTTGGTCGCCGTTTCTTTCTTCGGGGTCCGCTTAACGGTCTTTTCAGTCCTGGCGGCTTCGGCTTTCGCTTCCTTCGCGTCGACCGCGTAGCCCGCGCGGATCAGATCACGGCCGCGATCGTCCGGAACGATCACGACGACGCTCTTCTTCGAGTATGCGAAGCCAGCGCCGCCGCAATTCTTGATAATGCGAATTTCCATGTCTTGCCCCTTTTTAGAGAAAGGAGCGGCGAGCCGAAGCCCGCCGCCCCAGGTCATCGCCCGGCCTTAAGCGGCGAGCATCGTCAATTTCTTGATCGCGGCGTTGTTCGTGCCTTCGCCGTCGATACGCTGATAGGCCATGAAGCCGACTTCGAGTTCGTTCATGAACTTTTCGTCGAAGCGAACCATTTTCAGGCCCGTGACCTTGCGAACAAAATACTTCGAGTGATCGCCGAAGAGGATCGGCGTCGCGCTCTCTGCGATGTCCGGCATGTCCTGATTGACGCGGTAAGGTTTGCCAAGAAGTGTGCCAGGTTCACCCGAACGAATGTTCGCTTCCTGCCAGAGATAATTGTCTTGGCCGTCCTTCATCTTGCGGATCGTCGCAAGCGTCGTGTCGTTAAACTGCCAGAGACACTTCGGGGAAGACCGGTAAGCCGGATTGACCGAATGGAAGACGTCGAACAATTCATCGGACGCGATCGCTGTCGTCGCGGCGGACGTTTTGCCGGATGTGGCAAAGTTCAGAATGCCGTTCGGCTTGCTGGAACCGTCACCCAGCGTCAGAACGCTGTTGCAGGTGCGGCCAAGGCTCTCGCCGAACAGTTCGTTCAGCAGGGTTTCCATGTCCCAATTGCTATCCTGAAGAAGTTCGATCGACACGCGAACAATGCCTGAAGAATACAGATACGCGCCGAGTGTCTTCTGACCGATCGCCGGATCTTTAGAAGCGTCGTCAAGCGCGGCGGCGCCTTCAGCCTTCAGGTCACCGCGCTTCGCGGTATAGTCAAGGGTCGGCATTGTAATCGTGTTGCCAGTCGCCGTCGTGATGTGCGTCGCGACGTTCTCGCCGTCCATCATCGGTCCCCAGATCGCCATAGCTTTGTCGATCGTCGGCGCCATGTCCTGCGGGATCAGGTAACCGCCGGTCGAACCGGTGCCGCCTGCAAGCGCGCGCTCTTCAGGATCAAGGCCCCGCTGGTGCGCGCGGAAGACCTGACGTTCGTCGCCTGACAGTTCTGCCATGCCGAACTGAATAGCCTTGCGGAAGACGTCGCGATATTCTGGCGTCGCGTCGTCGTCTGAACGGGCGTCAGGTGTGCCAGGGTGCGGCCGGCGACTGCGTGTGTCGACGTCGCGGTTCCCGGCTTCTCGGCCTTCGGCTTCTTCCATCTTGACCAGGCGATCGATTTGAACCGAACGCTTGTCATATTCAGACATCGCTGCGTCGTGCTGGGTTTCCAGTTCGGCGGCGCGTTCGGCCGGTGTATCGTCCTTGATATCAGCGAGAAGCGAACGGGCGGACGCAAGCGTCGCCGTGTTCTTGTCGCGAAGGTCTTTGATCTGTTGCTTCGACATAGTCTGATTTTCCCTTGTCTATGTGCGGCGAGCCGTTAGGCCCTGTTTCATCTTCATTCGGAGTTTCCGCACATATGGCGGGACACCTAATTGCGACCGATAATCTTCCAAGGCGCGAAGGCCGATTTCGGTCTTGTCGTAAGCCGGGTTCGTCACGATAGAGACATCGAACAAGCGGGCTTCAGTGATCTTGCGAAGCGGAAGGTCTTCGTTTTCGCGGTCTTCCCATTCCTGAACGGTCGGAAGGAAGGCGATCGACATCTTGTCGAGATCCCCGCGCTTCATCTTCGGGACGATCCGCGCGACGTCGGGGTCGGTGCCGTCCAGTTCAGCCGAGATATGCAAGCCGCGCTTATCTTCCTTCAGCTTCAGCGTTCCGGCCCGCGTCCTGGCGAGCGGCAAGCCGTCATGGTTCACCAGGAAGACGACGTCGTCGCTGTTCTTCAGGCTTTCGCGGAAGCATCCGGCGACGAAGACTTCGCGGAAATAGTCGCCGATGACGGCTTCTTGTCCGAAGACGGAAGCGTAACCTTCGACCTTCGGGTTCGCGTCGCCGTCTTCGGTGCGGATTTCCAGCGGGACGGTCAGCCCGCGAAATTCACGTTCTTTGTTCATATTGCCACCAGCCTTTTGCCGTCGGGTTTATCTTGCCAAGGTCCGCGCCCGGCTTCCGAACTGATTTGATCAGCAGATCGGCCGCAAGTCGGTTCCTGGTCACGCATTGCACAAACGACTTTAGGGCTGTCGCGTCGGTTTCGACGACGCGGAGTTCGTCGCTCGTCAGTGTCTTGTCGAACATCAGGACGACCCCGGCTGCGATCAGCTGGACCTGACGCCAGGCGGGAAACTCGGCGGTGATCCGGCGCTCACGTTCTGACACGATCCGGCGGACCAGGCTTTCGACTTCCACCGCCCTATGATCGACGTTGAACTCTTCGAAGCGATGCGGGTCCGGCTCACTCATTCGGATCGCCACCGCTGCCGTTATCAGCCTTCGGCGTTACCGAACCTGCGACCGCGTCTTTCTGCGTCTTCAGCGGCATGTTCGCGCCCTGAATGTAGAGTTCATCGCCGCCCGTTAGCGCCTCGCGATTGTCCAGCGCGCGCGCCTCGTTCGGCGTCAGCTGTCCGGTCGAGATCGCCTTCGCGTTGCCTTCCATGCGGGTTCGATAGTCACCGCGAAGCAGGCCGTCGACGTTGAACTTGATATAAGTCGCCTTCCTGCCACGGCCGATCAGCTTCAGGTTCAATTCCTGTTCAACCTGATTGATCCAGCGGTTCAGCGTGTGCTTCACGAAGTGAAGGTCTTCCTGTTCAGCGGTCGATTTCGTGCCGTGCGAAAGGTCTTGAAGGAAGGTCGGCGGAAGCGAATAAATCCGCGCGATCTGTTCAACACACCAGCGTTGCAATTCGACTAGCTGCATTTCGGACGGATTGAAGCCGAGCGGCTTGACCGTGTAACCGATCGGCATAGCAAGCGCCTGGCGACCTTGTTTGTAAGCCTTCGCGATCGACTTCGTCAGGTCGAAGCTTGCGCGTTCGGCCGTCTCTTGCGACTTGAAGGCACCTTCCATGATCAAGGGCGGAAGGCCCCCGTTATTGAAGACCTTCGCGCCATATCGCATTGCGCCGATCGACAGGCCGATCGCTTCGGCGTTCTTCGTGATCGGGCTAATGTGCGTGATCTGATCCGACTTCAGCATGAAGGGGATGTCGATGACATTTTCGGCGTCATAAACGACAGTCTTGTTCGTGCCTGGAACCGTGTAATGATATGTCTTGTGAAGATTTCGGTCCATCTTGACCGACGTCGCGCTTGCCGCCATCGGGAAGAGATTGACCGGATTTCCGGCCGCGTTGCGCTCAATATAGGCCAGCCCGCGCCCTTCGGAAAAGACCTGACCGAAAAGGAAATTCCGGAAGTCGAAAGACGTCATTTCGTCGTTCGCAGCCTTGCCTAGCATGTCGGACATCGCGCCGTTGACCCGTTCCGCGCCCCCGCTCTTCTTCCGGTATACGTGAAGCGGAAGCGACGACATGGTGCCAGAAAGGAAGTTGACCGCCGCGAAGACGGCCGGAACTGTCAGCGCGTTGTCGACCTTGACGACGATCCCGGTCGAAGATCGGCCCATCCCTGCCGACATGCGGTCAAGCCAGCCTAGCGTGGCGTCGGTCACATTATCCGGCATGTCGTCGCGCTTCTCGCTGCGCTGCCCCAGGCCGATGCGTGTCAAAATATTCATTCGGTCAATCCACCAGGCTAAATTCTGCGTCTTCCCACGGGTCCGACACCACTTCACCGGTCACACCGGCCTTCGCAGCGCCGACAGCCATCGCCAGGGCGACAAGACCATCTATTCTGGCGGTTGCTTTGTGTTTGTCGAAATGCCAGTCGCCCGTTCCCGCCGTGTTGTGACGCACCACGGCTGACGATACGTTCCAGTTCAGCACGCGATTATACTGGATCGTGATCCGGCCTTCGACGAAGGCGTTTTCAAGTTCCTGACAGCTGCCCGGCATCCATAGCGGATTGTCGACCTTCTTGTGCGTGTTCGGGTCGGTCATCATCTGGCGCCGGAAGCCCTGCGGATGTTCGATAAGCGGCGGTTCATAGCCGCGCTCGCGCAAGACCCGTTCAAGTTCTTTGTGCCTGTATCGGTCATAGGCGATCGCCTGAAGGTCGAAGTTCGCCTGAAGCCATCGATAATGATCCGCGATCGGCCCCAGCTGGATCACCTTCCCTTCAGTCAAGTGAAGGTCGCCGACATCGGCCCAATGATCATATCGAACCTTGTCCTTGTCGATTGACGCCTGAAGCCCTTCTCTCGGTTTCCAGAAATCGACGAAGGCCCAATAGTGAACCGCCTCGCCGACATGGTACGGGATGACGGTCGCGTTCGCGGTTAAGTCGGTCGTGAACGACAGGTCGGACGCCGCATAAGCCTGCATTCCGGCGCACTTGGCGCGAAGGTCTTCCTTCGTCAGAAGCCGCTGATAGACGTCGTGCGTCATCCAGGCCGTGTCGCTATCGGTCCAGCGACAGAAGTTCAGGCGAAGAACGTCGTTCTGTTTCGACGGTTGCGCCCGCGCCGCGTTCACCCGCCCGCGAAGATATGAGTTCTTGATCGTATGACCCAGCGACGGGTTCGCCTTCGGCCAGCAAGCTTCGTCGGCGAATGGATCGTCGTCCCGATCCAGCATCGAAATATAGCTGAAGAAGCGGTCGGCGGCGTCCTGGTCGCTTTCGTCGAAGGTGCCTGTCGCGACCGAATAGGCGTAATCATGCATATCGCCGCACGGCGTGACCTTGTTCTTCCCGCTGTTTGTGATCACGAAGAGAAGCGGGCTTTCGCGTCCCTTGAAGCCGGCTTCGAGCATTTCCAGGGCGTCGGCTGTCGCGTGTTCGTGATATTCGTCGATCAGGGCGCAATTCGGACGCGGACCAGAAACTGCTTCATCCTTCGACAGCGGCTTGAAGATCGAAGCGCTTTCGATATGCGTCCATTGCCACACAGGGTTGCCGCCCGAAGATGTCAGCCGATCCGCCAGATCAGGCGATCGCCTGATCATCGACGTCGCATCTTTGAACAGGATCATCGCTTGCGACTTGATCGTTGCCGCTGCGTAAACTTCCGCCGACGCGACGCCGTCCGCGATCATGCAATACAGACCGACGCCAGC